ACAAAAATAAATAAATAAAAATGGCTGGATCAATAGAAATAGATATTGCTGGATTAGAAGGTAACATGGCTGCTGAGCCAAGACGATTTGCTCACTCAGCTAACACTATAACAATAGCTAGTGGAACTGGTAAAGATGACGTAGCTCAAGACGTATTACCTGCACCTGCAGCTGACGAAGTTGCTGTATTAAAAAGAGGAGCTTGCTTATATGTAGGCGGAACTGGTAATGTTAAAGTATTATTAGAAGGAGATAGCGCACCTGTATTATTTAAAGGTGTTCCAACTGGAACTTTTATGCCTGTGCTTGTTAAGAAAATATATGGCAAAGACGGAACTGATGGAACTACTGCTACAGATATATTAGCGTATTATTAATGATAACTCAAAGATTTAACACTCATGTTCCTTGGAGACTGAGTGGAAGAGCTAAAAATAATCATTTTTTTGGCTTTGCATTTTTATTAAATTATGTTTGCGATAACTTACCTGATCATGGTAAAGCTTTAGAAATAGGTAGCTATATGGGTGAGTCAACTCAAATGATAGCTTCTAGTGGTATATTTAGTGAAATACATAGTGTAGATCCATTTAAAGGTACTGAAGAGTTTAACAAAGAGTTTGGTTATACATGGTCAAAAGTTAAATCAGAATATAATAAAAACACAAGATACTTTAACAACATATATCATCATCAAGGTTATAGTTATGATGAAGTGCCTAAGTTCCCAAACGGTGAATTTGATTTTATATACATAGACGCAAGTCACAAGTATGAAGATGTAAAACAAGATATTGAATTATGCTTACCAAAATTAAAATACAAAGGCATAATTGCTGGCCATGATTATAGCTGGTCAGACGTCAAAAAAGCAGTTGACGAAAAGTTTAACCCAGAAGAAGTATTAGTATTCTTAGATTCTTCATGGGCATATATTAAAAATTAAATTAAATAAAATGAGTAATATAAAAGGCAGGCAAATTGGTAAAATCACTGCAGACGAATTAAAGCTAATTCAAGATCAACAAAATAAAGTAAACAGTATCTTAGTAGAAATAGGATACCAAGAGTCAAGAAAGCACGCTTTGTTACATGATTTAGCTGATACAAATGAAATTATTAATAGCACTAAGAAAGAGTTGCAAGATAAGTATGGGCATATAGATATTGATCTTACTACTGGAGAGTGGAAAATACATAAAGATGTCGAAGGTAATAAGGAAGATTAGTATAGGTTCTGATTACAAAAATGATGCTATGCATTATTCTATAGGTCAAGAAGTATATGGAGGCCATACTATTAATGATATTTTATTTGAAGATACAGATCAATCATATAATATTTACATAAGTAAAAACAATGAAGTATTACCGTGGAAGAAATTTAATAGTAATATGGCAATATCTGTAGAGTACGATTTAAAATATTAATGAAAAGTTTATACAACTTTATTGTTAAACCTTACAAATCAAGGTATGACAATATAAGAAAGATAGGTGATAAAACACTTATCATTAATACCACCATAGAGAACCACCGATTCGTGAGTAAAGAAGCAGTTGTTGTTTCGGTGCCAGCTGCTTTCGACTCACAAATAAAACCAGGTGATAAGGTTTATGTGCATCATAATCTATTTAGAAGATGGTATGATCAAAAAGGTAATGAAAGAAATAGCTCATCGTATTTTAAAGATGATTTATATTTTGCCTCTATAGATCAAATCTACATGTATAATGGCGAATGCCATTTAAATTATTGTTTTGTTAAACCAGTTTTAAATAACAATAATCTAGACGTAATTAAAGAAGAGCCTAATGTTGGTATAGTCAAATATACTAATAGCTCCTTAGAAGCCGTAGGAATAACACCTGGAACACTTGTAACGTTTACACCAAGCTCTGAATTTGAGTTTATAATAGGTGATGAACGTTTGTATTGTATGAAATCAAATGATATAGCTATAACTCATGAAAACGAAGGAGACAAGAAAGAATATAATCCAAGCTGGGCGAAAAGCAGTTGATGAGTTAGTTAAAGTTGCTAAAGAGCCTATAGTAGATACAGGTGAAGATGTTTCAGCTGATAGACTAAAAAACGCTGCAGCAACTAAAAAGCTTTGTATTATGGACGCTTTTGAAATACTACAAAGAATAGAAGAAGAAGAGGATATATTAAACGGAACTACAAAAGAAGTTAAAGAACAAAAAACTTTTAGAGGTTTCGCAGAAGGGAGAAGTAAGTGAGTTACGAGCAAACACTTTGGAAAGAAATTAAGGACGTTGTAAATCCTAAGATATTAGCTAAAAACAACAGATATAAAAAGTGGGAGTATGGTTATAACGTGGAGTATGATTTTGTAGTAATAAGTAAAACAGGTAAAATTGGATCAGTTATCGAAATACAAGGTCTCCGCATTGCTTTACCAACAGCAGATGAACCGTATAAACGAAGCAAAAAACAAAAGGAACAATACTGGAAAAGATTTGAATATCCAAAAGAACTACAAAGAATAAAAAGTAGATTTGATTGGGAGGAATATCCATTAGACTTTAAAGAAAAATGGTACGATTATATTGACAATGAATTTACTAGACGAGAACAAGGATTTTGGTTTTGTAACAATGGTATTGATACTTACATTACTGGTACTCATTACATGTACTTGCAGTGGTCAAAGATCGACATTGGAGCGCCGGAATATAGAGAATCAAACAGATTATTTTTTATATTTTGGGAAGCTTGCAAAGCAGACACAAGATGTTACGGAATGTGCTATCTTAAAAACAGACGATCTGGATTTAGCTTCATGGCGAGCGCAGAGCTTGTTAATCAAGCCACAATATCAAGCGACTCAAGATTTGGTATACTCAGTAAATCAGGTGCAGATGCTAAAAAAATGTTTACAGATAAGGTTGTACCAATATCCGTTAACTATCCGTTTTTCTTCAAGCCAATTCAAGACGGTATGGATCGGCCAAAGACTGAGTTGGCATATAGGGTTCCAGCATCCAAACTTACTAGAAGAAAGCTGGAAGCTAATGAGCAACTAGAAGAGCTAGACGGACTTGATACGACTATTGACTGGAAAAATACTGGTGACAACTCTTATGATGGTGAGAAACTAAAGATACTAGCACATGATGAAAGTGGTAAATGGGAAAGACCTGATAATATATTAAATAACTGGAGAGTTACAAAAACTACATTACGTCTAGGATCAAGAGTTGTAGGTAAATGTATGATGGGCTCAACCTCAAATGCTTTAGAAAAAGGTGGAGACAATTTCAAAAAACTATACTACAATTCAGACGTTACTGAAAGAAATAAAAACGGACAAACAACTTCTGGACTCTATAGCTTGTTCATACCTATGGAGTGGAACTACGAAGGATTCATGGATACTTACGGACTTCCTATCTTCACATCTCCGACAAATCCAATCAAAACAATTGATGGTTCGGTTATTACGACAGGAGTTATCAAGCACTGGGAAAACGAAGTAGAAGGTTTAAAGCATGATCAAGACGCTTTAAATGAATACTACAGACAGTTTCCGCGTACAGAGCAACATGCTTTTAGAGACGAAACAAGAGATAGTTTATTTAATTTAACAAAGATATATCAGCAAATTGATTTTAATGAAGAGTTAAATAATAGTATTAGTATTACTAAAGGAAACTTTGCTTGGGAGAATGGTATAAAAGATACTAAGGTGTTGTTCATGCCAAATAATAAAGGTAGATTTTTAGTTTCTTGGGTACCAGACTTCAATATTCAAAATAACGTAATAATTAAAAATGGAACTAAATACCCAGGTAACGAACATATTGGAGCTTTCGGCTGTGACTCTTACGATATTAGCGGTACTGTTGATGGTCGCGGCAGTAAAGGAGCACTTCATGGATTAACTAAGTTTAGTATGGAAAACTCTCCTACTAATCAATTTTTTTTAGAATATGTAGCTAGACCACAAACAGCTGAGATTTTCTTTGAAGACGTTTTAATGGCTTTGCATTTTTATGGTATGCCTTTATTAGCTGAAAATAATAAACCTAGATTATTATATTACCTAAAGCGTAGAGGATACAGAGGTTTTAGTATGAATAGACCAGATAAACTTTACAACAAGTTATCAATAGCTGAAAGAGAAATAGGTGGAATACCTAACTCAAGCGAAGACATTAAGCAAGCACATGCTGCTGCAATAGAATATTATATTGAAAACTTTGTAGGTCAAATAGAAACGGGTTATGGTAATATGTATTTCCAAAGAACGTTAGATGACTGGGCAAGGTTTAACATAAATAATAGAACTAAATACGATGCTGCAATAAGTTCTGGTTTAGCAATTATGGCTTGTAATAAGAATAAATATAGGCCTGTTGCGGTAAGAAATATAACACCTGTTAGTTTAGGCATACGTAGATACAACAATAAAGGATCTATTTCACAAATAATAAAATAAATGAAGATTACAAACACTTATAGCTCTTTTCCAGATCAGATAGTACCTGATGAGGTTAAACAAAGCATTGATTATGGCAGGCAAGTTGCAATGGCTATAGAAGGTGATTGGTTTAGCGGAACAAGATCTGGAGTTGAAAACAGATTTAATACTAATTATAATAACTTCAGGATGCGTAGGCTTTATTCAAGAGCTGAACAACCTGTACAAAAGTATAAAGATGAATTAGCTATAAATGGTGATTTATCATATCTTAATTTAGACTGGAAACCAGTTCCTATAATACCTAAGTTTGTAGATATAGTTGTTAATGGTATGGATGATAAAGTCTACGACATAAAAGCTTTTGCTCAAGATCCAGAATCAAGACAACAAAGATCTAAGTATGCCGAAGATATATTAAGAGATATGCAGGCTAAAGATTTTTTAGTTTCTTTACAGCAAACTTTAAATTTAGATTTATTTAATACTGAAAATCCTTCAAATCTACCTGAAAACAAAGATGAGCTAGACTTACACATGCAGTTAAGTTATAAGCAGGCTTCAGAAATAGCTTGTGAAGAAGCGGTTAATAATTCGCTTCAAATGAATAGGTATGATTTAACAAAGAAAAGATTACTTGAAGATTTAGTAGTGCTAGGTATGAGTGCTGTTAAAACCAACTTTAATAAAGCTGAAGGTGTTACTGTAGAATATGTTGATCCAGCCCGCATGGTTTATTCTTATAGTGAGGATCCAAATTTTGAAGACCTATGGTATGTAGGTGAAGTTAAACCTGTTACTTTAGCTGATGCTAAAAAACAGTTTCCTAATTTAACAGATTCAGAATTAGAAAGATTACAACAGTATCAAGGCAATAGTAATTACTTGTATAATTACAATGGTAGAAGAGATGGTAATGCTATATATATAATGTACTTCGAGTACAAGACATATAGTGAACAAGTGTTTAAAATTAAAAAGACAGCTACAGGTCTAGAAAAAGCTTTAGAAAAACCAGATACTTTTAATCCACAAGAAAATGATAACTTTGATAGAGTTAGTAGATCAATAGAGGTTTTATATAGTGGTGCTAAAGTTCTAGGTTATGATATGATGTTAGACTGGAAGATGTCTGAAAATATGACAAGGCCAAAATCTAACTTAGTTAAAGTTAACATGAACTACAACATATGTGCACCTAAAATGTATCATGGTAGAATAGAAAGCTTAGTAAGCCGTATGATGGGTTTTGCAGACATGATACAATTAACTCATTTAAAAATACAACAAGTAATATCTAAGGTAATACCTGATGGTGTTTATTTAGATGTTGATGGGCTAGCAGAAGTAGATTTAGGTAATGGAACTACATATAACGCTAAAGAAGCTTTAAATATGTATTTTCAAACTGGTAGTATATTAGGTAGATCGATGACTACTGAAGGTGACCCTAATAATGGTAGAGTGCCAATACAAGAGTTAGTCAAAAGTGATGGTGGTGGTAAAATAAATTCTTTAATACAAACTTATCAATACTATTTGCAAATGATAAGAGATGTAACCGGACTTAATGAAGCAAGAGACGGTAGTCAGCCAAATTCAGATTCGCTAGTTGGTTTACAAAAACTTGCTGCTGCTAACTCAAACACAGCTACTAAGCATGTATTAAATGCTTATTTATACCTTACAGTAAGAACTTG